AACGGAGGCTACTACCTTCCCTTCCGGGGTTAGTTTTTCAATTGTTATTTTAAATTGATTGTTCATTTTGTTTTTCAATATAGCTTTCATAGTCTCTGCATTTAAGACCCCACTGTAATCCTGCCCACATCATCTGCCTTTCTGCATCTTTAACACCAAGTCTTAAATTTTTCATAAGGTATTTCTTACCCCACACCTTCCAGTCTTCATATTCCTGCATGGTCATAGTCCATTCAGTATACCAGGCATCTTTTCTGTCCTTAATGTCGTCATAAGTTACTTGATGACCTGCCATAATAAACATTTGATTAATTAGATCAACGACTGCTTTTTCCCATTTTTGTTCTCTGCTTAGTCTTTTTGCCATAACTCATAAATGCTATTCCCTGTCTTAAACTTAAGATACGAACCGTCTTCTGAAGAATCAATTATTTCTGTGATAGAGGTTGTTTGCCATGTAAAATATTGATTGAATGGAGACATAATTAAAGAGCGTCCAACGGCAGGTTCCTTGTGTTCGGATTTGAATCTACCCTCATCATTCCACTCTAACCATTTGATTTCTTTAGATTGTTTAGTCAATCCATCTCGTTCACGAACTAATTTCCAATTAAACTCGTTTACAAGCTCAACCACCCCTTGCTCAACAGCAATCTTCAATACACTATCTTCCGTTAATAACATCGGTATTTTGGTTTGTTTAATTTTGCTCATATTATTTTATTCTTAGTGTGAGTCTCCTACGTTATGTTTCTCTCCATAAATTAAGTAGTCTGGATTAATTACTTTAGCTACTTTATGTCTAGCACCGTCAATTGCTTTAATAACAATTCCTTCATGTGGTACTTTAGTACCTTGAATAAAATTATTAAATACATAGCTATCTTGAATCTCTTGAGACCAGTTACGATAGCAAAGTATTGGCACATAGGGTAAAGTCAATTCTTGGGTTTGTATGGTATAGCTTTCCCTAGTATTGCAGTATTGTTCATCAATCATAACATCAAAACCAGCATACTCAAGTTCTGATAGACTGTAATCGTAGTTCTTTTGAATACCGGGGCCGTAAATTTCACCATAGATTACAATATTGTTCTTAATACGAGTGCCGTGGTATTTCTTAAACAAATCCCATAACTTTTCTCTAATGTTATATTTTTCAGCAATTGTTTTCCAAACATCAGTATCATAAAAACCTTGTGTATCAGATCCTTTTTCTACGTTATGAGAACCGTAAACATATTCATACTCAACCCATTTATTACCAAATAGCTTCTTTATTTTATCTAGTAAAGTTAATTTACTTTTCTTAACAATCCCATAACGGGCATTAGTACCATGAATCTTTCTAGTAATTTCAACTTCGTCTTCTTCTGTAAACAATCCACTAACATTCTTTAGGTTAGGGAACTTATAATAAATTGCAAAGTTTGGATTATCTTTGTATTTAATTTTGCGTCCTGAGGATAATTGTACTTGTCTTGCTGGCGGTTCATATTTAAAAATTTGAAGATCTTCCATCAAGTCTTTACCTTCTTGGTTATGACCGGACGGTAGGAATTGATTTGCTATCACTAGACATTCGGAGTACACGCCTCTTAGTTTGACAGTCCGAACACGGCCACCTTTCCGTAAGTAATTAGTGACATTCATTGCATCTGATAATCCTTGGGGGATAACAGCATCCGTAGTCGCCACAGCTACTAAATCGTCTACTTTATATTCTCTTTTTTTAACAATACAATTCCAACCGCCAATAATGGCTTGTTCAATGTTATCGGCACCTTCAATTGGTTTAATCTCGTTGATACGAGCTACAAAGCAAATACTATCTTGATTTTCCATGCTATAAAGATACGAATAATATTTCAGGATTCCAAATTAATCCCACCAGCTAAAAATATTTTTATTCATTATTTTAAATAATAATGTTTTGGCTCTATCTTCTCTTAAACGTGAAACAACAATAGCTATTTGTTTGTTACTTGAATTTTCTTTATCCTTTAAGTAACTAGATTTTAAAGCCCTACGTACATCATTTGGGTATTTAGCTAAGTATAAATGTAAATCGTCTCTAATATCATCAAACTCTAATGAATGGTTTGTACTGCCTTTTACTCTTTCTACTCTCATTTTAGTGTCCCAATATTCGTGCATTTCAGAACTATAATCATCATCCTGTATTTTCTGAATCAAACGGACACATGTTCTAATTTTGGAAGCTTGTTTTGTAGAATCAACAAAACGATTTGTTTGTTCAAAACGATTAGCCATATTGTTTAATTTGAATTTTAATATCTCAAATATAAAATCATGGTCATAATCTCTATCTTTCCAAATAACAGGAAACCATTTCCATAAGTTTTTAATTCCAGTTACAAAACGGTGAGGGAAATACTTAGCTTCCCATCTAAACCATCTATATACCTTCCAGTGCCATTTACTATAATCTTTATTGCTCATTATTACCTCCTTGTATTTTATCGTGCATCCATTTAGCACCTCTAAAATAAGCATCTATTTCTTCTTCACAGCCACTACCATATCTTTCTTCCATTGCTACAGTAGCTTGTAAAAATAGTACTTTATCTGATATTTCTGTTATGTTTTTACTATGAATATCTTTGTCATCAGAAAATACAAAATTTCTTTTTTTATCTGATATTTTATCTATTACAAAAGTCATTGGTTGCTTATTTAGTTCTTTAGCTAATTCGTATGCATTTATTTCAAATTGTTCTAAATTTATCATAGGACTTTCAATAACATGTCTATACAAATTATATTCGTCATGTGGCTCTTTTAAATTATTATCGCTTCTAAATTTATTAATGAGCTGTTCAGCTGCCATCTTTAAAACATCAACACTGTTACTACTTGCCAACATTTCTTCCGTTACCCAAACTTCAGTACATTTAATAGTATTTCTATCATAATCTACTTCTTCTATTTTAAGTTTATAGTACATAGTTATTTGTTATTAAAGATTTGATCTACTGTTCCTACTATAGGTGTATTAATAATACATGCTGGTTGTGATAATGCATTATAATCATATATTGCTTTTATTAGATCTTTTATTTTATCGCTAACATCTGCTTCAATTTTAGAATATTCGTCTTCATATTCCAATTCTATAGCTTTAGTTTTTATTATTAGTTTCATAAGTTTCGTTATAGTATTGTTCTGCCATTTCATGATATTCAATTAATCTTGTAGATTCAACTTGACACCCAACGCCAAAAGCATCTTCAATTTCCTCCTTGTGCATTGCTTTGGCTTGTTCTTGTAAATGGTCAAGGTTAGTATAAGTCAATGGCTTATTCCCATCAAAATATGCCTGCTTAAGCATTTGCTCAATTAACCACTCCACGCTACTTTGTTTATTGTTGCTCATTCTCTAAATAATGTTGTACTAGTTTATGTGTTGGAGTATATTCCCCCATTGAATTAACATAATGATAACCATCATCTTCTTTTATATCATAATGTTTCAATATCCAAGAGGCAAAATCAAGTAGTTGCATTTGTTGTTCTGTTGCTTTCATTTCCTCAGGTGTTACCTCATTTAGTAACTCTTGAATGATTGGTGGGCTGTGTTCTTTAACTTTCATAACTTTTTTATTTCTTGTTTTACTTCTTGTAGGTATGCAAATTGTTCAATTACTTCTGGACTTAACTCTAATTCATCTAATAAATTAATCATTTCGTAAACACAAATCATTGCACAATCTTTTATGGTCAATCCAGACTCATACATTTCAATTAGTTGTTTTGCTTTTTCTTTAGGTTCCATATTAATCCTCTATTTGCTCATCCCACTCTGTTAATACAAATTTTAAATCTAATCCTGTTATTTTGGTTTTAGATTCATCACAGTAAGCCGTTGCTTGGAATCCACCAGTACCATTAATAATACCTATTTCCCAATATTCATCTTTATATTCAGTTAATCTGGATTTAGCTGCACCTGCAAGTAGTCTCCTAGCTTCTTCTATCAAGTCCTTTATGGTTGGAACTCCTTGCCCACCCCATCTCCAACCCAAGTACTCCATTGTAATCCAAACTTTATTAAAGTCAAATGCATCTATAATATCATTAATTATTTCATTGACAGGATCAAAATACACCTTCTCAGCAGGGTCGAGAGGATTCATTTTATTAAGCAATGCTTGCAACTGCTCTAATTCTTTTGGGTTTAAATTTTCTAGTTTCATATCTTTACTATTCGTGGTTAAATTTTATACTACCATCGCTTTCAACTGTATGCCCTGCATTTTCCTTAATTATTTTTTTCTCTAATCCATCCAATTGCTCTTCTAAACGTCTAACACTGCCCCGTATAATAGAAGCATTAGCATCTAATTGTAATATTTCCTCTACTAGTTCATCTTGTTTGCCTCTAGAGTAAACCCCTGATTCAATATCATCAGCTAAATCTTGCAGGTGCTTAGGGGCAGAAACTGAAATACGTAAATCATAATCAGACCATTTAGTTTTCCAGTCTATAAAACCAATACCCTTGGTTAGTTTACTATGTAAATTGGCCAATCTTCTATTTCTAACTCTAACAATAGACCTGTCATTTCCGAATACATCTAAAAATCTCAAGAACCATCTTGGACACCATTTTGGTTTTGCTTCATAATCTAAAGCTAATACTAGAGGATAAAGAGCTTTGAAGTAATGACTTGATTCATAAATACTAGTTCCTAGATATCCATATTTTTCTTCAAATCCTTTAGGTAAAAAAATGTACCGTAGATCATCTAATTTAAGACTGCGGGTATGGATCATGCCTTTGCTCCTTCCTTTCCAAAATAGAAAGCAATACTTAAGACTAACTAAACGTTCTTTAAAGGTTGGCGACTTGTAAAATTTGTTTTTCATAACTTGTATTTATTTCTATACTCTAAAGATACGAACTTTAATCTAGGAAAACAACTTTATTTTCTATAGGATCCCAGTCAATAGTCAGCGGTTTCTGGGCATAAACATACTGCTCATTAAGGACTGCTGCATTAAAGAAGTGCGTATTACCGTCAAAAGTATACCCGTACCCGGTGTGAATATGACCGCAGACATGTATCTTAGGTTTGATCTCCTTGATTCTTTCTGTTAGTAACTCACAGCCTAGATTATCATACTGCCCGGTGACACAGTCTAAATACCCGCAAGCCGGGCCATGGGTCACTAGAATATCCACATCCGTAGGAATTTTCTGCCATACTTCTGCTAATTGATCTCCGTGTTTGGGGAGATTGAAAGCCCAGTTGTGAAATTCCGGCTGCCAGGGACTGCCCCAGATCTTAACACCACTCTCATAGTCATCACCGAGCAAGAACATACTGTCCTGTAGGTAATCAATATTCTTATAGAAATTAACGATCTCCAAGGTCTCTTGAGGGTTGTCTTGGAAGCCCCAGTCATGATTACCGGCGATGAAGACTTTACGGGTGTAGTTGTTTAAACCATCATACCACTTACAAAACTCCTGGATTTCATGCTTGTATCCTCTTGAGGTAGAGTCGCCGGCGTGAATTAATAAGTCTCCCCCCGGTAGGTGGTGGGTTACTTGCTTATGTTTAGTGTGTGTATCTGAGATGAGTGTAATTTTCATACTTAATATAAATATACGAAAAAAGGCTCACCGAAGCAAGCCTTTTCTGCTTTTTTGTATTTGAGACCACTATGTAGTTTATTTTAGGACTACAAAATTTAAATCTGAGATTACTTTTTCTGCAACTTTTTTATGTCCGGCTGGGGTCATATGGCATAAACCATCCCAGCAATCCGTTCTTGTAACTACTCTAGTATCCACCACAGTGGCCCCTGGAATCCCCTCCTGCAATAAAATTCTCTGGAATTCGGCATATCTTCCAGCATATTTTTTGTTGCTAGTTATAGTGCATTTCCCAGCATCAAACCCGGTTAACACAATACATTTTACACCATGGTGTTTGGCCAACCTAGCAATTGCTCTAATGTTCTCTACCGCATCTATAGGTTTTATATTATTGGAGTACATATCATTTGCACCCCCGTATATAAAACAATAATCAATGTCTTTATTCATTTTATAGACGGCCATATTCAACATCCAAGAGGTTGTTTTACCCCCTATGGAAACATTACCATATGTAAATCCAACTTGTTGGCTTAGTATTTTTTGCCATCCAAATTGGTGGTTTGCCGTATGAGAGTCTCCTATAAAGAGAGCTGTTTTATTTTTAACGTTAATTTCTATTAATGTATCCACTACTACAGTATCTACTGCCAGTAATGGCATTTTAATTGTGTCTGGCTTGGCATGTACCAACATCCACCCAATCATTAAACTTCCAGCAGCTAGTGCTAATCCATCTTTTATATTCATTGCTTTTTTATTTATTACCTAGCATAAAACGTATTATACATTGATTGCCAAAGACTGCGTTTAACCCTGCTAATCTTTAAAGAGAACCTGCTTCTTAAACATCTAAATTCATACAGGTGGGGTTTCTCTTTCAAGCTTCTATTATAGGCTTTAACTGCTTTACCGAACTGGGCTTTATACTGTTCGAACAATAAGAAGAAGAACTGTCTTTGCTGCATGTTTTCAAAGATCCACTTACCGCCTTTGTAGGATGCAATGTGGGATTCCTGAGTACTTTCGTGTTTACTGAATACATGAAAGCAATCTAATTCGGTTCTAAAAACGAGACATTCCGTCTCTGCAATTGAATAGGAGAATGTATTTATCATAACTTTTATTTTTTTAACTTATCATTAATTGCACCGAGGTACAATATTACAACTAACAACAATAGTACTGTCATAACTTTTATTTTTTTAACTTATATCTAATATACGAAATTCCTGGCAGACTTCCAACTCCTGCTGCTAATAAAGTAAAAATATTTGGATGCCAATGCTCCCCACACATTCCTAAAGTATGTTTAACTGCCTCTAACATAACCTAAAGGTACGAATTATAATTTTGAAAAGCAACTGTTAGTATACTTTCCCTTCGGGATTTTTACTAGCCTGGTATATTTTTTCTTGTATGAGCTGTTTTTTCTTCCACTCCGAAAGATTCCTCTCGTTGTTTATCGCCTGGATCTCTTGTTCAAGCGGGGTAAGTTCAGGTTCCTGCGGGCCGGTATAAACTTCATAAGGTTCTTTATCTTCATCTTGAATTTCCCAATCCGCCTGTTTGGCCTGTTCTTCTAAAGTTTCTTCATATTCTTCAGCAGGCTCTTCCTCTAAGTCCTCCAGCCCGTCTCCTATAGTCTCATCCCAGTCTTCAATCCAATCTTTTTCTGGAATATCTATTTCCTCATCTTCTAGTTGTTCTTTATGCTTGAAAGCAAAGTTTGCTGCAATGACTAAAGCAATAGCTAAAGGATCAAATACAAAAATAATGACAAGTAAGAACCAGTTGATAATTTTATCCATAGGATACCCGGTCAATCCAGACAGATATTTTAAAGGGCCTAATTCAGAGGATGTTGCTGAGTTTGTTTTAACCTGAAGTATTTTATTCTCAATCGAGAAGATTGAATCATTTACTATATCAAGTTTACTAGAAAGTCTCTCGTCTGATTTAGATGCTGATTCTATCTGCTTGTAACTTGCATTATTAGATCTGACCACTAGGTTCCCTCTACTGTCTGTATATTGGTTAGTAGAACTTTTAGACAACATACCCCGTAGTTCAGACAAGGATTGCTTTTCCTTTAAAAGATTCTCCCTAGTATCTTCAAATAATTTCTTCTTAGATTCTAAAGCAGTGATCTGCTGGGTGGTCATTTGATCCTTATTTGCAGTCTCTTGGTAAGCAGACGATAAAAATCCATAAATACCAGCCGAGGTTATTAGTATTAATACAAAGGCTGCAATGGTTAGATAGGTTCTTAGAACCTTATTTAGACTGTCCCAATATTGGTAAAGTAGAGATGCAATCACTAGCTTAGATACTTCTAAAGAACCAGCCATGATTCCAACTGCGAATGCTGCTCCGGCGAATAATTTCATTAACCCGGATACAGAATAAAAACCGGCCGAAGCAGAGACTGCTAAAGCCGATAATGCTATAATGTAAGGAAATAGTTTTTTACCCATACACTAAAGATATGCACAGAGATAAAAAAAGGCAAGTTAATTCTTGCCTTCGTTTGTTTTATGTTGATCTATTTTTTGTAGTATCTGTACCAGCAGTTCGTTCTTTACGAATCCTCCATCGGCAGCATTTTTTAGAGAGCTTATAAGCTGGAAGACTATTAGAGGTATTAGGATTGTTTCTGATAACCAGGCTGTACCTTTGAAGCCCTGCTCAACCATCAATAAGACTGTTAAAGTTATGATCCAGGCAACTAAAGTTTTTAATACTTTAATTGCTTTGTAGGTTTTAAATCCTTCCCGTTTTACTCCTGCAATAATTCCAAAAAAACCATCCATAAAGATTACAGCAACAATTGCTAGGTATTGATCAGCATTATCCATAGCTAAATTTAAAAAGTAAGTGCAGATAAAGGAAAGAACTGCTGTAGTTGCTAGTATGGTGGTTTTCATTTTTGTTGTCTTATTAGCCTATAGTATCATCTAGATGGTCTGGGATTCCGTCTCCATCCACATCCGCAATTTCAGTATACCCTAATGCTTTCATAAAGCTAGCCACTCGGTCTTTTAAGTCATTGTCGCTGTCTGCAAACCAATCTTCTCTAATAACATCATGACTTAGTAGGACAGTTAGTGCTGTGTAAAGCATATCCATATCATCAACAAGGTAAATATCCGGGGTATGAAAGTCTAGACTGAATGCATGGTCGTCTATTTGAGGTATTTTTAATAGGTCATCTATTTTACCTATTTTCTTCTCTGAAGGTACTGTACCACCAAACTTGTGAAAGTATTCACCTACATAAATGTACCCCTGTTTTTCTTTTAATTGAAATTGGCTCATTATTTTAATAAATTATAATATTCGTTGAAATGTTTAATACGATCAGGTAATCCAATTGTTCCACCATTTACTCTTTTTGTAACTGCTGTTATTGTAGCTTGATCCGCTCCCCTATCGCAAATACCCCATAATTTATTTTTATCAAAGAACCAGGCAGCTGACATTAAGGCATACTTGCCTGCCACTAAATCTGGATTAGCTAGAATGTCTTCTGGGACTGCTTTATCAAATTGTGTGTAGTTGTCTTTACCGGTTAATTGGATATAACCTCTCCCTCTAAATCTGTAACCTTCTTTAGTAGCCTCGGCTCCATTACCCATTCTACTTCCATAAACTTTAGAAGCAATCATTTCAGGTTTACGAGCATATTGTTCAGCAGTAGCAGCATTAAAGTATCTTGGAAAGATGCCTAATAAGCCTTTTGATGAATAATTTAAATTTTCTTGAGTGGCTTTAAATTGTCCTGATTCATGCCCTGCCTGTGCAAGGAAGTGAGCCAAACGTAGAACGTTTGTGATATTAAATTTAGCTGCCGTATCAGGGATTGCTGCTATTACAGAATCAGGGATGTGCCCTTTTAGTTTATCAAGTTTAAATGAAGAAACTAAGATTGTGGTTGGAGCTGGAGTAGCTGTAGGTGCTGGAGTTGTCCCGAACATCTTATTCCATGTTCCGTCTCCTACTACGCCGTCATCTTCTAATCCATTTGCTCTTTGCCAAGCCTTAACTGCTTCTTCTGTTTTTGGTCCAAAATTACCAACTGGGTCTACACCTAGTTTGATTTGTAATTTTCTAACGTCTTCGTTGTTGTCTCCTTTTTTTAGTAACATAATTAACCTTCGTTTTTATCTTCGTCTGTTGATTTCTTTTTGTTGATCCACTTGTCCACTGAAGCTATTCCGAATGATCCTAAAACTAGTACCATAAAGCCTTCAAAGACAAGCTTGTTGACTACAAACTCTTTTCCAAAGTAGCCTGTAATTACATCTACTAGGAAAGCAAGGCAGAGCATTATGAATGCAATAAAGCCCACAACACTCTTTTCGTTGATTGTGTTGTTGTCGTCAAATAATTGTGTGAAAAATTTTTTCATATTAGAATTGTTTAGTTGTTTTAGTTAGTGCTTCTTGTAATGCTTTTGAGAATGCTTTCCTATTTAAAGGAATTTCATTATTCTCAACAGTTAAAAACATAGCGAAAATGAAAGTTTTTCTTTCACCTCTGCCCTTAAAACAACCTGATCCAATACAAATAGTAGTTTCTACTATGTAATCTTTACGTAACCACTGCAACCCTGCAATATTAATTAATTCCTGCGGTGAATAGACACTATCAATAGAGACATGAACATCTAGTCCGTATCCAGAATCAACTGGGGTATACCCTTTCTCAATTAGTAATTCTTCAATATTTTCTTTAACTCCGAATAGAGGATCTCTATCCCCAATTTTTTTAACTTGAGTATAGTTATGAGTATGTATTTTTACAGACGTGGTATCCTTTTGTGGAACTAAGGCAAACAATATCGGAGCTAATATGCTAAGCATCCTTTATAAATAGTTTAGTTTATGTATCCCGTTCGAACTAGGTAATAATTTATACTACCTTTATTTGTGAGTCTAGGGAGTGTTGTAGTCTGAATGCCAGGGTATGTTGCTTTTAGGTTATTGGCACTACTGGTAATAGTATTCCACTCCGTAGCTGTAAATAACCTGTAGCTAGGAACTCCACTTCTCCAGCTGATACCCAGTACTCTTCTATAGATTAGATACACATCTGTGATTGTTAACGTATTATTATTATTGACATCCATTGTGTAATAGTCTATAGCTGTAAAGTTGCCTGTAAATATTTTTTGGTTGAATTGCTGTGCATCAGAGATTGAAGGGGCTGCAATACTTAGATTGCTAATTTCAAGCTGGAAGTCATACACGGTAGCGTCTTTGGTTGATGAAATACTATACTTACCACTTGCATCTGTGTTGATTGTATTTTCTAAAGTATAGGCTGTGGCAGATTTTAATTTAGAATAAAACTTAACCGGGATGTTTTGAATGCCTGTTCCTTTAGAATTGTAGATATACCCTGTGTAAGAAAAGGGATCAGTAGCTCCCACAATTCTAGTTCTGAAATCAAAAGTATTACCGTAGGAGTAGGTTCCGCAAATGACAGGAGAGCCGCTGAATTGCATCACAAATCTCATATAAACTTCTCCATTGTATACAGATGTCGGTACTACAAACGTAGCAGTCATAGTCCTTGTGCCTGACCAAGATTGGTTCTGAGCATGGACTAATTCACCAGCATCTGTTAATAAACCATTGCCATTAAAATCAATCCATAATTTAAAGTATTGCATATAGTTACCATTAGTAACTCCTGTATATGAAATAGAGATGGATTGACCTGCTTTAATTCTAGGGATAGTGTCTTTTGTGGAAGTGTAGTCATAATACCCGGCAGGACTTCCTCCTGATCCGGCTGTGAATCCAGTACTTCCTTTAAATGATTTCCCGTTGATAGTTACTCCGGAAACATACTCACAGCAGAAGTTTGTTGGCCTACTTGCACATAGGGGTGATTGGGAGTAAGCTGTAGCTGTGAAAAAAAAGAGAATGATAACCCACCTCATAGTTTTAATTTTGCTCCCATCAAGATTTGAAAGTTTAGAATGTCCTGTCCTGCAATATAGGTACCTCCTCCGGTTAATCCAAATCCAAACGTCTTTGTTATCTTATAATTCAAGTTTAAGAAAGGAATAACGATAGGCTTGGCTTTGAAAAAAGTCTCGGTATAGTATTTTTGATAAGGGGAGTAGATTCCGGCTGCTATTATTGTTGCATCAACTGCTTTACCGATCTTACCCTTATACATACAACCCACAATCGCAATCGTTGATATTAATTCTTCGCCAAACAACTCTCCGTATGTTCCTGCTGCTCCATAAAGTGCTGTAAAATTCTTTAATGAATTAACTCTTATAAATAATATATTCCCGGTTGTTGACTGCGGCATTAAGCCTATTCCGGCAGAAATTACATTTATGTGTTTGTTTCCTTTTTCATTAGTTCCAATCCAGGATTTAATCCCAGACACGTTACCAATCCTGGCACCGACCATATAGTCTGCTGAAAAGCCGATGGAGGCCGTGCCATCCCCTTTTACTCTTGTGAAAGACATGGTTGCTCTAGCATCCTGTGCTTTATCAGCAGCCGTTTGTATACCCACAATATCCCCTGTAAGTAAGATTGCAGGTTTCTGAGTTTCTGTTTTTGCTTTGGAGGCTGCCTTAGCAGTACTGTTTGATTGTGATTTTTGAGTTTCTGTCTTCTGATCCTCTACCTTCTGTTCTGAAGGCTTCTCTGACCCTCCACCTTCTGTAGAGTTAGAAGAAGAACCCTTAGATGAACCTGAATTACTGCCTACCTGGCCTTCTTGCCCTTCTGACGACCCTTGGCCGGTTCCTTGACCATCTGTATTACCAGAACTAGAGGTCCCATCGCTACTACCAGAGCTAGACCCATTTGTAGGATCATTTGCAGAGTTTCCATCGGTCTTCTGGTTCTTATCAGGTGAGCTTCCATTTTTATTATTTTTTACTTCTACACTACCTGACCCAGAGGAAGTAGTGCTACCAATGTTACTCCCCACCCCTCCTGCTGCCGTTCCGGCTACAGAGGATAAATCCAGGCTAACCAGGCTTGTTACATTTCCAATAATGTTTGAAACTTGGTTGGTTGAAGTGGTGGTTGTAGTAGTGGTGAACACACCCTGGCATGGGGATGTAGATTTATACTTATTATAAATATCATTTAACCAACTCTCAAAAACCCCGTTACTCAGTTCTAAATAAGTGAATGCCTTTACTTGTCCGTAGTATGCTATTATGACAGGTGCGGACATGTCTGCTGTAATAAATTTAGTTTGCTGTGTACAAGGATCTATGTATGAATACAAAAAGGACTGCCCTTTTACAGACAGCCCAATTATTAAAAAAAAGAATAATATTTTAGTTTTTAAAGACACCGGCTTTGATTAAGTTTTCAATTACTTTAGTTGTAGCAGTCTCTAAAGACTTTCTAGTTGCTTTACCTACCGTACTTTGAGAAAACTTCATATCAAGAGATTTCATGAATGATTCACCTGTTTTAGTTGCTTCACCTTCACCTGAACCGATGTAAATTTGACCGGTCATCGCATCTACAAATCTTACCTGCAGGCGAATGAATGTTGTAACCACAACCTTACCTTTTGCACCTGCGACAGACTCATCTTCATCAACAGCAAAATCGGCCACAGAGACATAAACAAAGTAACGAGCAGCCTTGATCTTACCTTTGCCATCAATTGGTTCTTCAAAGACTCCTTTTTTAGAAGCTTTAAATTGAGTAACCATTCGCTCTTTAATTTCTTGTTTTTCTTCTGTGAAGATAAATCTGTTAGTCTCATCTAAGTAATCAAGTACTGATTCGGCAAATCCTAATCCAACATTCTTTTCTTGTAAACTAGGGTATAAAGCTAAAACTTTAGTTAAATCAACATTAATTACTTGAACTGTGTTTTTAATAGAGTCAGTGTAATTAGATACTGATGAAATACTTTTAGTTTCAATTACATCTTTTTCAGTAGTGGTTTTCATTGAACCACAACCAATTAAAATTACTAGTAAGAAAGAAATTAGAATATTTTTTACCATGGTGATTCTTCTTCTTTTGGTGTAGCAGGTTCTGATTTAGCAGGAGATGCAGCTGCGGGGGCTGGTTTCTCTTTGTAAATAACTGTGTTAGTACCTCCTGAGGTTTGTTGTTTTTGTTCGTTATTAGTAGTGATATTAATAACAGGAGCAGCAGCCGGGGCAACTTGCTCTGTTTTAACTTCCTCTTTTGCTTCTTCACCACCTCCTAAGTGGGTAGCAAACCATGCACCACCGGCAGTTACCGCAGTGGTAATAGCTCCGATGATGGCTTTTTTAATGGTAGATGAACTACCTTCTTCTTTTTCTTCTGACATAATTTTAACCTTCTAGTGTGCTTGATAATGATTGCCCGTCCTCCTCATCTACTTTCTGAATTAGCATTTTATCTCTATCCTCAGAATTAAACCAGTAGTCAACTACTTTATTTAAGTTTCCTACAAATGCTCCTAATAAGATAAGCAATAACTCTTTCCAATCTTCCCCGATTGGTACTCCGAAAAATACAGCTGAGTTGATCCCTACAATGATTAGGGTAAATAATCCTAATACGATAGCTGTAATCTTCCAGCGGTTATTCTGCATTTGCTGTAACATGAAGTAGAAACGATTCTTATCGTCTACTTGAACAAATTCGGATTTTATTCCGACTGCGTTTTTGATTCTTTCTTTAATCCCCATAGTTTATTTGTTTATAAATATTTTATGTGCTTCAGAAGTTGTGCTTGTCTGAAGAGACATTATGTACATTCCGTTATTTAAAACATCCAACTTTACTAGGTATTTGTAATCCCCGGCAGGCATTTTAGTATTTAGAATTTCTAATACTTTTTTGCCAATCATATCTGTAACGTTGATATTAACATCTGAGTCTACCTGGACTCTAAATTCAACTATTACTTCTCCCTGGTTTGGATTTGGATAAATAATTAATTGCTCAAGACCTTTTATTGTTACATCTTGTTTGATCTTCCTAACTTCTACAATACCCATTGTAGGATTTACATTCATGTCTCTGGCGTCATTACCGCCTACAAACTTAGGGCCGGTCCAGATTGCAGCAGTTCCCCATTCGTCTTGTGGCTTCTTAGCAATAAACTGCACAGTCATTACCTGCTCACCATCATTCAGTAAGTTATCACCTTTTAGGTCCGCTGAACCGAAAGCAATTACTCCCTTGTCTGGGTTGGTGTAAGACATCCAATTCATCATCTTTTCAGTCAAATCAATTTTAGCAAATGTTAATAGCGTAGTATCGTATTTTAATTCAAGTTGAAATGCACCTAATTTAACCCCGTTGGTTAAAACCTTAACAGGGATGTTAACTAAATTACCTTCATCAACTTTAACCTTAGGCATATTGATTTCAATAGTTTCAAATACGTTATCGTAAGTGACTGTGTTATCAATAATATAATTTTTAGCATTAACTGGGTTAGTTATTTTAATTGGTGTTAAACGAGCCATTTTAAATCCTGTTCCGTTAGCATCACCTTTAACATTCACATAGTAGGTAATTGAGTCTTTACCGTCAATAGGGTAATACAAGTTGGTCAAACCAGTAATTGTGCTTGTGTAGTTTGTCCCTGACCCATTAATTGTATTGTATTCAGATACTGTGAAGAATTTAATATCATTCTGGGAATTAGGCCATGCAGTGAATCTACCTGCAAGTCTTCCATAGACTGAATAAACGTCTGCAATTGTTATACCCCCGTCTGCTCCGTTAACATCCATTGAGTAATAATCAAAGCCTTTAACTGTGTATTGTCCTAACACTGCTTGGTTGATCTTCTGTGCATCAGCAGTTGAGAATACGGAACCAGGAGTCATTGTATCTCCTTTGATTGCCATCCTAACATCCCAATACGTAGTATCAATGTTTTTGTAGAATACTACAACACCGGAAGCATTAGTCTTCTGAGTTAATACTGTGGTCCAAGATCCTGCTGGTGATTTCTTTTCTAAGCTAACCCATAAGTTTTTAGCATTAGTCCCGGTAGTATTGATAAACTTACCGGCAAATCTAAGCATCTTCTGATTGAAACGACCACCGTAAGAATAAACTACCAAGGTAGTATCATTACCCATATTAGTTGAAGCAACGTTAGGGAATGAATTTACACCTGATACTTTTAAAGTTTTAACAGAGTCTAAAACGTTCCAAGCTGCTTCAGCAACGTGATTGAAAGTCAAATCAAAGGTAGCTCCATTAGCATAGTTAAAAGATGCGTTAGTACCTGTGTAAACAACGGTTACTGTTAAACTACCATTTGTATTATCATCAACATACTGCAGGTATTGCTCTGTAGCAGAAATTTTCAAAGAAGGAACTACTGAAGCAAAAGCTGCCTTATCGTAGAATACTCTGAATTGCATACCGGTGATTTTTTTACTGGTGGAGGTATTGTGGAAATACAGAGGTGCAACAGTCTTACCAACTGTGTTTGTTGCTACCTGGTAGCCGGAGTCAATCACTACCCAATGCCCGGTTCCGGGTGAGGTAGCTGCCGATTGTGCGAATGCTCCAATAGCTGCAATAGCCATTAGGAGGAGGAGTGTTATTTTTTTCATTTTATGTTCCAAAGTTTTACTTGTTCTTTTGTATAGGTCAGAAGGTCCGGCTCTACATTAGGCAACAATTTTAAAAACTTTAATTCATGAACATAACAAAGATATTCCTCTTCCCTTCCTGCTATATCAGGACCGTACTTAAGGACTTTTAAATGATAACTCTCGTGTACCAAGGCTGCAGCTA